CCATAATACAGAACTTCAGGAAGATTATAACAAAGGGAATAATATTGATTTTATAATTGAGAAATTAGTATATCCTGATCATGATTTACTGCATTATGAAAGATACTTAATGTATGTTAAATATAAAAAAGAGAATTATACAATATACAATAATAATAGTGTTTTGCCTGGAATATATAATAAAAATCATTTTAAAGACTTTGCAATAGATTTGTTTTGTAAAGAAAGATTCGGAAAAACTTTCGACCAATTATTTAGTAATGCAATAGACATAGAAGAACATATGTTGACATGTATAATAAAAGCAGATCAGAGCGAAGAGCAGAAAATAAAAGAAGATTTTAAGCCAATTATAAAATTTAGGCGTAACGAAATAAATCAGGAACGACATAAAAAGAAAAATTAAAAAAATTATTCCGACTGGGGGACGTGTCAAGGGGTTATAATAATATCGTGGAAAGATGAAAAGAACGATTTCCCCCGTTAAAATTCCACATTTTTGTTTCCATACCTTTTCATATAATAAAAAACCTCTTAAGTGAACGCAGCAACGAAAAAGCATCTAATAATTGAATTATTAGGTGTTTTTTTGTTGGATTTTTGCAAAATCGGAGTAAATACCAATGAAAGACGAAAAAATAATTGATATAGAAAAATTAAATAATTCAATAGAACCGGCTGCAGATCTTCCAGAGGTTAAGAGAAAAGAAGACGGAACAATTGACATAGAATCTATTGCAATCGGCAAAGATGAAAAAGGCCGTTATATTATACCGGATGATATATTTGATGCTTATTTAAAAGAACTGCCTCCGGGAACAGGTAACGCTTCAAAAACTTTTAGAGCTTATAACGGTGGAAAGTTGGCACAAATGGAAAACAACCCAGAAGAAGCTTCTAGGCGTGGGAAAGTCGGAGGACCAGCGAGTCAAGACGCGCAGCAGGCGCGACGAAGTATTAAAGAAATACTGGAAGAATTAAGTAAAATGACAGTTACAGCAGAAGAGGCGGAAGAATACGGGCTGAAAGAAGGTACAACGCTATTAGAGGCGGCGAACCTGGCACAGATCCGGCGAGCCATGAAAGGCGATACAAAAGCGGCGGAGTATGTTCGAGATACATTAGGAGAAAAACCAACAGACAAGATCAGCGCAGAAGTAACCGCATTAACTGCAGAGGATAAAGAGCTAATAAATAATATATCGGCCCGGCTTGCTGCAGATAAAAACGAACAGACATAATAGGACACACCACAATATATAGTATGTATTGTTAGGATCAGCGGAAGAGTGTTCGATTGATAAAATAGTAAAATAGTCGCAAAGCCAGTAAACATCAGCATTGTAAGACTTGAGCAAGTGTTCGATAGTTTTTCGTAAAATAGTACATTTTGCGAAATAGTTTAATTGATATATGGTTGATCCCCTGAAGGGCAGCACCGGACCATAGACCACAGCCGCAGAATTTTTTCTGTAGTATATATAGAGTATATCTCCCTGATCTGCTGGCCCCAGGGGGTACACCTCCCCCACCACCCGGCGCGGCGGCGATCCGCGCAGGGACTCCAAATGCCTACTAAAATATTTATTTTAAAATCGAAAGTGTTAACACCGCGATAATGATATTTAATTCGTTTTAATTCAAGTTTAATTCGTTTTTAATTCGGTTAAAAAGAATAACTGAATTAGAAATGAGTTAAAGTTTTTAGGGCATAAAAGTTTAATTCATTTTAAAAAGTTGCTCCTCAGATTTGAGGAGTTGAAAAGTAAGTTTCCTTCTCGTTAGGCAAGCGGTATGTCAAAGTACTGCTTGCTTTTTCTATGAGGTAATAATGAAAACAACAGTACTTGGGATTAGGTTGAATGACTATCAGCGAGATAGATTGAAAGAGAAGGCCCTTGAAAAAGGGTGTATAGAGGCAGATATAGTTAGAGAGCTTGTTGATAATTATATTGAAGGAAAGATTGCAGATACAAGTAAGCTTGCTGTTCAGGCTAAGAAAAGAAAAGTATCGCTTCAAACGCTGATAGATGCGATAGTGGAGCAGTTGGATGAATCTAGCAGAGTTAAGAGAAAATGAAATAGAATATTGCAGAGATCATCTAGTATATTTTGTTGAGCATTACGGGCATATAGAGGATAGAGATAGCCCAGAGATAGTGGTTCCGTTTAGATTGTGGAAAGAGCAGAAGGAAACACTTGAGAACATTCTGAATCATAAATGGACTATTATACTGAAGGCCAGACAGTTAGGTTTTTCATGGCTGATATTGCATTATGCTGTTTGGTTGATGGTTTGCTTTTGTGGAAGGTCGATAATTGGATTGTCGAAGTCAGAAACAGAGGCAAAAGAGCTTATTAGAAGAGCAGTGCTTATTCTAAGGAATATGCGAGCACTGGTAAGAGAAAAGACGGATAAGACAGGCTGGGATGGGGCATGGTTTGAATGGAATGCCTTGTCAGTTACAATACACTTTCCGGGCAAAAGTGATAGTACATTTCAGTGTTTTGCTTCAGGCGAAAATGCAGCGAGATCATTTACAGCCGATTTGATTATATTTGATGAGTGGGCTTTCCAGCAGTTTGATAGGTCGATATGGAAGGCTGCACTGCCAGTAGTAAATAGACCTAATTCAGGACAGGTCGTTGGAGTTTCCACTATTGCAAGAGGTTCATTGTTTGAAGAGTTGTATACGACTCCTGACAATGGATTTTTTAAAATATTCATTCCGTGGTATGCAGATCCTAGACGTAATCAGGAGTGGTACGACAATACATTGAGATTGTCAGATAAAGCTACAATGTGGGCCGAATATCCTGAGACTGTAGAGCAGGCGTTAGACGTACCTGGTGGAAGATATTTCCCAGAGGTTTCGGATGATTCTATCGTGTCAATGGATAGATTAACGCAGAATATAGTATGTTACGTAGCTATGGACTATGGACTTGATATGTTGGCAGCGTATTGGATTGTAAGAGACGTTTTTGGAAATTCTCAGATCATCCATGAAGAGCATAAGCCTAATATGATAATTAGTGCAGCGGCAGACTTGGTACTTAGGACTACTGAAGAACTGGTGCAAAGAGAAGAAATAAAGAAGGTAGAGAGCTACTTGGCTCCGCCTGATTTATGGAATAGATCACAGGAAACAGGTAAATCAAGAGCGATATTGTTCTTTGAAGCTGGCCTGAATCTTACAAAAGTAAACAATGACTTGAAAGCTGGTTGTCTTGCTATTAAAGAGAATACCAATCATGGCGAAGGGCAAAAGAGCAAGCTGACAATTTATAACAGATGCGCTCCTAACCTTCTTAATTCTTTAAAGAAAATACAGCGAGACGAAAAGAAACCGGACATTTATGCTAAAGATCCACATGATTTGACTCATTCAGTAGATGCGCTTAGGTATTATTGCATTTATTGGACTCATGGGGGCAATTCAAAAAGCAAAAAAGAGCGTAAGAAATGGCGCCCGGACCAGTGGGAAGATTATAGAAATGCTAATGCGAAAGATAAACAGTATCTAATTAGTATATGGGGAGAACCTTACTAATGTTCGAGAGGCTAAAAAGAATGGTAAAAAAGAGCATTGAAACACCAAAAGATGTTAAAAAGTGGCAGCAAAAGCTCGAAGTTGCGAAAAATCAGTACAACAATGAAATAAATAACATGAAAAAGTATCAGGATTATTATGATGGTACTAGAAAGATGCAGGCCGACGCTAATAGGGGTACTGATCCTACAAAACTTGCCACTAATGTAAGAAATATCGTGTATGAGTTGATAGAATCACAGGTTGACAGCTCGATTCCAATGCCGAAAATCAGAGCAATTCACTCGGAAGATGATGAACTTGCTAAGAAAATGGAGAAATTTCTTGAAAACAAGGTAAAAACTTGTGGATTAGTCCTTATGAATGATGCGGAAGAGCGAACAGTACCTATTCTTGGTGGTGATTATATCCGCGTTGAATGGGATCAGACATTAGGACTTCATTCTGAAGTAGGTGATTTGAAAGTTTCAGAGCTTCATCCTAAAAAAGTCATTCCTCAGGTCGGCGTTACAGACTTTGACAAGATGGATTATTTCTTTATCCAGGAGCTAATGACAAAAAAGACAGTCCGTAGAGTATATGGAGAAGATGTTTCAGAGTGTGCCAATGATTATCCTGATATGACAGAGGATATCGAAGGTGCAAGCCAAAATGAAGATTTAGTTACAGTAAATACCGCATTCTACCGTAATGATAATGGTGGAGTCGGTATTTTTGTTTGGTGCGATTATGTAAAACTTCTTGATCTTGAAGAATATGAGGCCAGATACCTTGATAGATGTGCTAAATGCGGCGCAGTCATGGTTGATGGCGTTTGCCCTGAGTGTGGATCTAAGAAGGTTAAGAAGAGCAAAGAAGATTATGAGGAATTGGTAGATGCTATCGAAGTAAAAGTTACTTCAGGTGGCACAAGAAATATTTCTCCTGTGGCAGAAGAGAAAGTCCCAATGCTTGATGAAATGGGCAATCCTGTTGTGGATGAATACGGGCAGCCACTAATGGAAGTAAAGAAAACCAAAAAGAAGATTCCATATTATAAACCGAATGTATTTCCGGTTATTTTAAGAAAAAATATTACAGCTCAGAACAGATTGCTTGGTGGAAGTGATGTTGCGGTCATTATAGATCAGCAAGACACAATTAAGAAGCTTGGTACAAAGATAAATGAAAAGCTTTTAAAAGGTGGATCTTATGTCACGCTTCCTGAAGGTATAGACGTAGAAAAGGACGGAGAAGAGCTTAATATCATAAGGCTGAGAAATGCAGCAGATAAGTCAATGATTGATGTTCTGAATATGCAGCCTAATGTGCAGTTGGACCAGAACTATCTTGAAACCAATTATTCTTGGGCGAAATCTTCACTTGGTATTACAGACTCTTACCAGGGTAAATATGATGCTTCCGCTACTTCAGGAACCGCAAAACAGTATGCGATCAATCAGGCTGCAGGTCGTTTGGATTCTAAGAGAACGCTTAAGAATGAGTCGTTTGCAAAGCTTTATGAAGTCATGTTTAAGCTATGGCTTGCCTTTTCTGATAGTCCTTCAGAGATAACTTCTGTTAATTCTGAAGGTGCTTCAGTACATGAGCAGCTTGATAGAAAAGAGTTTTTAAGAATAGACTCTTCAGGTGAGTTTTACTGGAATGATGAGTTTATTTTTGAGACTGATCCTACATCAACGCTTATGCAGAATAGAGAAGCCATGTGGAATCAGACAGATATGAAGCTGCAGTCCGGTGCGTTTGGTCCTGTTGGTGATCTTGAGACAGCAAGGGCATATTGGACGATTATGAAAGCAAATGGATATCCAAATGCTTCAATTATTCTTACGCTGATAGAGGAAAGAATAGAGCAGCAAAAGGAAATGGCAGCACAAGTACAGTTGCCGCAGGAAGGAGGCCCAGTCAATGACGTGCCCATTATGTAATACAGAAATGAGGATCTTAGCTACAGACTATGTAACTAACGAAGGAAAGTTGTACACAAGACAGACATTTACTTGCAGGAAAAAAGATTGTGGCAACTATGGGAAAGAAGTAAAGAAAGTTTATACACCACTTGAAACGGTGGCAGATAACGAGGTTGAAGCATCTGAATAAGGTGCTTTTTTTATACCTAAATTTCGCAGCTAACGCGTAAAAATGCAAAGGAGATTTTATGAAAAGAAATGAATATGAGTTGCCAATGAACCTTCAGTTTTTTGCGGAAGGCGAAGGGAACGAAGGAAGCGAAAACATTCAGGAAGTCGCTGAACCTGAAACAGAGGTTGTTGAGTCCGAAAATGAAAACGAAGGTGTAAATGAGGAAGTCACCGAACCTCAGACACAGACAGCCGAAGCCAATGCCGCTTTTGCAAATATGCGTAGACAGCTTGAAGCTGCAAAAAGACAGCAGAGAGAAGTTGATGAAATGTATGCAAGGCAGTATGGCAATTTTAGTAATCCTGAAACAGGCCAGCCGATCAGAAGCGCAAAAGATTATTTTGACGCTATGGCAGCACAGGAGCGTGTAAATGCAAGGGCACAGATGCAGGAAAAAGGAATTGATCCAAGCATTATTGATAGCATGATCGCTAACAGCCCGGTTATACGTCAGGCCAAAGCAGCTACGGCAGAACTGAACGGCCTTAGAGCACAGCAGATGCTTGAGAACGACTATAAGGAAATTCTTGAGCTTGATCCTTCATTGAATAGCGCAGAAGAGATTTTAAATGATCCTCTGATGCCTTTAATGATGGATAAGGTTGCTAGAGGCATGAGTTTAGTTGATGCCTATAAAATCGTTAATTTTGACAAGCTTTCAAGTCAGAAAGGACAGGCCGCTAAGCAGGCTGCTATCAATCAGGTGAAGAGTAAAAATCATCTAGCAACAGGCGCAGCACTTAACGTTGCTGATGCAGGGGATGAAATTCCTTCAAACCTTGTTGAGAAGTTTAAAGAGAACTTCCCTGAGAAGTCCATGAAAGAGTTGAAAGCACTTTACAACATGGCTATTAAAGCTAAGAAAGGATAACAATTATGGCAGTAACAATTAGAGACAATACTAAGAACGGCGATCAGTGGAACGAGTGGGCAACCATACTTGACGCTAAGATTTATGATGCTGATGCACAGCAGAACAAATATGATGATATCGTAAAGGCAGTAACAGTTGAGAAGAAGTCTAAGAGATGGGGCGAGAAGTCAACTGTTATGGGAGGTCTTGGAGACTACGATATCAAGGCTGAGGGCCAGGATGCAGCAGAGGATAGCTA